GCACTCCCTAAGTTACCAATTAAGTTACCCGCGTCATCATAAACGGGTCCGCCCAATGTACCCATTTGAGGCGTCCCACCTTCGCCACCTATTCCGGGATCAAAAGTGCCACCACTGGGCATAGGTATTCCACCCGTAGGCGCTACAAAATCTTTAACCATTGGTGTGGTAGACGCTAGGGTTTCAATACCGCCGGGTTCAACGCCAAAGCCGGGATCAAATGTTTGAGGAGGCGTAGGTTCCGGAGCAGGCATTGGTTGCGGCATCGGGGCAACCCGAGGCGGAACAGGTACACCATTACCCGAATCATCGTAAGGAGCGGGCATTGGAGCCGGGGTAGGTTTGAAACCTCCGCCCTCACCACCTATTCCCGGAAGAATTTGCGGAGCTTGAGCGGGCGGCATTGGTTGTGGTGCTGGCATCGGCATCGGTTGCGGCATCGGAACTTGAGGGTTCTGCGGCATCGGTTGAGGCATCGGTTGAGGCATCGGTTGAGGCATCGGCATCGGAACAGGACCGCCGCCCATGTTAGGGTCAGAGTACAAAGAAGCTGGATCAAAATTCTTAGGTAAGAAGCCCCCTATACCACCCTCACCACCTATTCCCGGCATTGGCATCGGCATCGGTGCAACCGGAGCAGGCATTGGCGGTAAAGGAACAGGAGCAGGATTAACCATCCCCCCCGGAACTTGGAAATTTGGGGGAAGTTGAAAATCCGCCGGAAGTTTAAAGTTAAATCCACCAATAGGTCCCATTAGAACACTCCTTCAAAACGCTGCGGCCTAGCTATAGGACTAAACTTCTTAATAGCACCACCGTTAGGGTTCTTTATCACCTTACGCTTAGTTTTAATTGTATCGGTCCCCACATTTCTGACGACCGACTTGTTTTCTTTGCCCTTATGCACCGGCATCTTAGTAACCCATGAAGTCCAAGCCTTTGATCGCCGCACCTGTTCCACGAGTCTTCATCTTACGTGGGGTGTTAGCAAAATCTGTAAGGCCACCTGCCACAGGGGCGGGCGCAGTCTTACCGTAAGGAACACGGCCTTGACCTTTAATGTCGGCATAACCAACAGCTTTAGGTGGGTTGCTCGGGGCAGACCCGTTTACTTTTATTTTTCGATTTTTCATTATGAATCTCCTCGATTATTTTGTTGTTTCAATATTTCTCTATCCATTGCAGCTTGTATTCGAGCCGATGTTTGACGTTCTTGAGCCGCAATCCGTTCACCAAATTGCTCAGACCGCATCTCTTGGTTCTGCGCGTCTAACTGAAGCTTGGCTTGGTCAATCTCGTTGTCGGCAGCATCGCCTTCAGCCTTAACCTGAATTTCTTGTTGCTTCAATTCTACCAGAGGATCAGGTGCACCTGCACCAGACATCTCACCAGACAGGTCTTTCACGCCTTGGAGGCCTTCTGCAATAAACTGCGCAGTCATACGCTCGACTTCAAGCATCTGCTCTTCGTCTGCTGGTTGACCACCGGATTGCTGAACCTGCTGCAAGTAAGCAACGGCTGCTTGTTCCTTCGCTGCAATCTGCACATGTTCCATAACATGCTTCTGAAGCGTCATCGCTACCGGAGGCATACCACCAACAATAGGACTTGTTCCAAAAACCAAGTGCGCTTTAATATGCGCCTCGTGATCTTGACCTTCAAAGGCTTTAAGCGGAAGCATGTCCAAAGAGTTAATGTTTTCTTGTGCGGGATCAATAGGTGTTGGCTCTTCCGCAGGCACAGACTTCATTATGCGATCTATGTCGGTAACGCCCAACGCTTCGTACATATCACGGTAAACTTCGTGAATATTATGTATTTCTGGCGCTTGAGTCGCGAGCTGCATCTTAGTTTGAGCAAGCATAATACGCTGTGCTTGACTAAATACATTAGGATTACTAACCGGAACAACGTCAACACGGTCATCAAAATCCTCACGCATGATCGTTTCATCGCCGCCCGGAACAGAATACGGATACTCTTGGGGCAAACTTTCAGACATCACTCGTGCAAGAATCTTAAATTCCTGACGCATAGCATAATGTAAACGTTTATGGACCGCGCTCATTACACGTGCGCCCTGCTCCATCATAGCCATGGTCGTACCAACCGCAGCACCTTGATTACCATCACCTACTTTAAGATCAGTGATCGTAGCAAAGCGTTGTGCAGCATCTACCACAAAACCAAGTAGTTGGAACAATGTTTGGTCGGGACCCTTAAAGGGTAAAGGCATTAAGCTGTCGCGAATAGCACCACCGGGCGCGTCCACATCTCGGAACTCACCGGGTTGTAAAGGTTCATCGTCATCCCTGATCCGTAGTCCGCGGGCCTTGAAGCCAGCCGGAAGGTTAGAGAGCGTACCTGCATCAATCAACTGTCGAAGCGCAGAAGTCGCTGTCCGGGACAAACCACCAATAGTATGTATCAAGCCTAGACCGTAAAAGCCGAAGCCGGGTAAAAACTTGTAGTGTGTGAAATAACTGATCTTCTTACGGAGGCTATCCTCTTCGAGGTAGTTACGACGGATAGACAGAACCTGCCCGTTGTCCTCGGAAATAGTAACGATATACGGGATTTTAATGCCTGTAAACTCGCCTTCTTCGTCAATATCTTCGTAGCCTTCTAGGTCCAAATCAACATGACACTCTAAAATAGTGCAGTCATAATCGATCTGATTGGCGTCCATACCATCAAGACGGTCCATTTCACCCGAAAGTGACGTCATTTCTTTCTGTGAGGGGATTACTTCAACATCTAAGTACAGTCCCGCCACCTGTCGCTTACGCAAATCGTTTAACGACATGCGAACGACTTGTGTAATGTTAGGACATGAAGCAAGGTCCGCAGTCTCATACGGAACAACTAGGTTCTCCGCAGGAACGAACTTAGAGACAGCTCTATCAAGCGTCTCATCGTAATATGTTTTCTTAAAAGTAGAGCCCGCTAACGGCAAAAAGAACAACATTTGATCCATGTCTGGAGTGTATTCTTCCATGACATTCGTAATGTAGTAGTTCATGAACGACTGAACGCGCTGCGATTGCTGTGCTTTCTTAGTGGTGCTCTTACCCATCACTACCGTGCGGACAGGGCCAGAAGGAGGTAGTAATTCGTTAAAGGCTTGTGCTTGGAACTGTGTAGCAGCTTCTGCTAATAAAGGATGCGTTACACCGGAGGCTCCACGGAAAGGCTGTGTGCGCTCTTCGTAGTTAAAGCCCAACAGCTCAAGGCCATTGGAATACGCTTCTTCCCAATCTTGACGACTGGCTTTGTTAGCATCAAACTCGCCCAGCAGCTCAGAGGATATGCGCCCCAGCTCACGGTCCGGAATCTCTTCCGCGAGGTTTGCATCAAATTCTTGGTTCTCGCCCCGTTGATCGCTCGGGTCAAAATCAATGATAACCCCACCGTCATCTTCAGGTGTGATTTCAATTCCACCGACATCTTCGGCACTAATCATAGCCATAACGTCGTTTTGTGAGTCGGGAAGTTCCAGTTCAATCTCAGCAGACATGTCATCCATGTTCATTTGAGATGGAATGTTTCTGTCCATCAAACCCGCATTTGTTTTTCCGTTAGCCATAAACGCTCCTAATGATCCGGTAAGAAATAACCTGAGTTGTCACGAGGGAAGTATAAATCAGGCCCATCTGCGGGACTCCTGAAATTCTCACTCCATCGCGGCTTGTCAGTCGGGGGACCCTGTTCCTCCGGTTTCCTACCTAGAATTACATTTAACTGTTCAAAGATGCGTTTGTCTACCATTTCTGTAAGTTGCGGCGTACTTGCATCTATGCCAGCTTTCTTAAAAAGATTGATTCCTACCGCATTGTTCCGCTTGTCCATGGTCGCATGAGCGCGATTACCAAAGAACATTTCATTAACATTGCCGACTTTCCTAGATGTCTCGGGGCCATAGCCGCGGGCCGTGATGGCCGAACCCAGCATGTGCGCTCTTACATCTTCCAGTTCTTGAGGAGTCGGCATATCGCGACGCGGACGTTGATGGCGCGTTGCACCATCCACAGGATCAATACCGTAGACACCATCAGACAATTCTTCAGTAGGGTAGTTATAATCGTCCGCAAGCGTTTCAAAAAAAGTTTGCCCTTCCGGATAATATACATCTCGATTTTCTGAATTTGTGCGACCAGAACTTCGTATGTCGTCTTGAGTAGAGGCATTAAGAGGTAAGGGGATGCCTTCCGTGCCTTCTGGAGGATCAGAAAAAAATTGATCTGCGATAAACGATCCAACACCTTGCTCAACATAGGCAGGTTCCTCAGAAAACTCTTGATTATTTTCCATGGACGAGTCTAAAATGACAGCAGCACCTCCGTCCTCGAAATACGAGACAAAGCCGCCTGCTCCAAGGTTCACCGCAGTTTGGTTCATACGCAGACCTTCCACCATAGGGTTAATAATACACACTCACTTTAGCAGAGTTTTCGCCATCTTCCCAGTCATCAGTTGGAAGACGCACAAAATTACCTTGACGATACCGCATAAGGGCTTGTGTCATACTATCTACCAAGTCGTCAAACTCTCCGTTCGGGAAAGCCGCAACCTCTTCTACTAATTCGTCAGCCCAAGTCTCATCCGGGACCCAGACCATGCCAGCTTCAAACAAAGGTGACACACTGTGAACCCTCGTTACCTTGTCATTACCACGACTCGGCGTAAAATTAACAACAGGTATACCCTGCGCACGTAATTCTTGCGTCAATGGCGTTCCACTCGCTTTTGCTTCTATTATTACTGTATCAGGTTCCCAAAAATTATAAAGCTCTAATGCTTTCTCCTTCAACTCCGGAAAATCCCAACGCCCTTTCACACTATCCAACAAAATTAAATTTGGACCACTACCACCTTCATTGGGATAAAATACCCCCCACGTCGTAATCGCAGAATAATCCGCCGTCTGCTTCTTAGAAAAGGCCGTATCGTAACTCTGAATCACAAACTCCAACTGGGGAACCTTCTCCTTTTCCCATATCCGCCACCACTCACGCTTAATGATAGCGTTTTCTTCACCCGTAGGATTTTGCTGATACTGAGCGTTCCACTTGCTCGGAGGTATTGATGCGCGGACCGCGGTCAAATCTTCAAGACTCCAATACTCAGGCCAACACGGAGTCCCGTCCTCAAATATCGCAGGAAGTTCCACAACCTCCCATTGATCCGCCAAAGGGTCTTTTGCCATAGATCGAAGCAGTTGCCCCGTCATGTCCTTCTCAGACCATCTAGTCTGAACAATAACTATTGACCCGCCCGGTTGTAAACGCTGTCTAGGGCCACCTGTGTACCAGTCCCACGCATCGTCAAAGCCTGCCGCCGACATCGCTGTCTGCTCCGAGTGAGGATCATCAATAATAATTAAATCACCACCACGTCCCGCTAAGTTTGATCCGACGCCCACGGCATAATACATACCGCCCGCGCTCGTATCCCAACGGCCCGAGGCCTTACTGTCCGACGCTAACTTTACCCCAGTGAAAACTTCTTTGTACTCGTCCGTCTCCAAAAGGTTCTTTGTCTTACGTCCAAAGTTAACGGCCAACTCAGTCGTGTGTGTCGCCTGAATGATCTTCATCTTCGGATTACGGCCCATCATCCACGCAGGAAACAGGAAGGACGCAAACTCACTCTTCGTGTGCCGCGGTGCCATGTTGATAATCAATCTCTTTAGCTCGCCGTTCGCGACTCTTTCGAGCTTATCCGCAATGATCTTATGATGTCTCCCGGCAATGAACTCAGGCCACATAGTTTTTACAAATTTTAAAAAATCTTTTTGGCATATTTCATTTTTCTCTAGCTGCGCTAAACGCAGTTCAAGCTTTAACCTTTTTTCCTCTGCCGCAGGATTTTCGTGATTTTTCATAAGGGTCCCTATAACTTTTGACACGCAGTTCCATGATGTTCCACGTGGAACATTCACGCAAGATCAACATTAATTATATGCGATATTACACGCTTATATAAGACAGTTAAAGCCTATTACAAATAACTGACGAATATTTGAGAGAAACATGGTACATGACCTCGTCCCCACGGGCCTGCGGGGTGCGCCTGAGATCGCGTTTTTGGGGCCCTGACCTGCGGGGATTGACCCGATATGCGGGGGACCCGAGCGAATTTATCCGGTAATTGTCCGGGCTCACTGCGACACGGCCAGCGGTCCGCGGTGCAGTAAATGCGGCCAGCGGTCCACGGCCAACGGTCCACGGGTTAACCTCCACCGGCTGGGCTCACGGTCCAAGTGCACCGGCCCGCGGTTAACTGGCACCGGCCAAGGCCCACGGCCAACGGATCGCGGCCCACGATTCGCGGCCCTGTAGGTTTGGGACACGGTACGCGGGGCACGGCCCGCCCTGTTTAA